AGAGCCGCTTGTAAAGTTATGAAAACAAGATATGCTAAACCTTTTGAAGGTGTACAAGTAAAAATTCCTTACGATACTGGTATGGATCCATACAGTGGACTTGTGGACTTGTTTGAGAAAAAAGGTTTACTAGTACAACAAGGCAACAGGCTGAAATACATCGACTCTAAAGGCAAAGAACACATAGACTTTAGAAAACAATGGGTAGGTGAAAAATTAGACATGATAATGGCAGAGTTTAAAGAAACTGCACCTGCTGAAACAACCGAAGAAGAAAAAGAATAAATGATTGATTTTACACACGAAGACATCGAGCGTCTTTGGAATTCTGTGGTGCATTATGTACCTGAAAGACAAAAATTGGATATGGCTATTGATTTCATTAAAAGTTTAGAAGATATCGGTGTAGAACATGACGAATTAAAAGCGTCGGCAGAATACGATCCAAAACTAGAAGAAGCAATTAATACTGTGTTCGAAGATGAGGAAGTAGACGAAGACGGATACAGCGAAGAAGAATGATAAACTGGTACAACGAAGTAAGTAGGAACCTGGCAAAGATACCAGACTGCATAGCATACTTCGATAAAGAACTACTAGAGGCTAAGAAGCAGTGTAGAATATATGGCAATCTCGAAAGAGCCAGTGCCGCACTTCCTGGAATAGTAGAAGAAAGATTTAGCCAATTACAACAACTCGAAGCAATACTAGAATATCTAAACATAGAGTTAAGAAGATTAAGATCAAAAACTTTTAGAAAATATTTGGAAAACTATAACAGAGCATTATCAAGCAGAGATGCAGAGAAGTATGTTGACGGCGAAGACGATGTCGTAGACATGGACAAAATTATAAATGACTTTGCGTTGATGAGAAATCAGTGGTTAGGCATCACCAAAGGTTTAGATCAAAAACAATGGCAGATAACAAACATTGTTAAGTTGAGAGTAGCGGGAATGGAAGATGCCGATATCAAATAGTAGAATAATTCTAACAGATGTGGATGGCGTACTACTGGAATGGGAAAAACATTTCACAGATTGGATGTTACAACGTTCATACTACAACGACAACGATGAAAGAATATATCCATACAAACTATTGCCAAATAAAGAAAACACATACGAAATGGCAGAACGTTTTGGATTGACTATACCGGAAATACGAAAAGAGATAAGAGAGTTCAATAAAAGTGCTTGGATGGCTACACAATCTCCAATGCTAGATTCACAAACATGGGTAAAATTATTGGCCGCAGAAGGTTGGACTTTTATTCCAATAACGTCTCAGACTTCTGATATCCCTGCACAAACAGTAAGGAAAAAAAGATTAGGAGAACTGTTTGGCGAACACATTTTTACAAATTACCATATTTTAGACACAGGAGCAGATAAAGATTCGGCATTAGCGGAGTTTCACAACACCGGACTATATTGGGTCGAGGACAAGCCTAAGAACGCTGTAACCGGGCTCAAATACGGTTTAAAGACTATATTAATCGACCACCCATACAATCGAGACTTTGATCATCCCGAGATCACCAGAGTAAATAATTGGCAAGACATACATCGAATTGTATCAGGAAGAAAATGAAAATATACGTTGGACACGACAGCAGAGAAGATATAGCATATCAAGTATGTGAACACAGCATTAAAAGAAGAGACCCGTCAGCAGAAGTAATTCCATTAAAACAGAAACAGATGAGAGATCAAGGACTGTACACACGACCTGTGGACAAACTTGCATCAACTGAATTTACATTCACAAGATTTTTTGTACCATACCTAAACGATTTCAAAGGGTGGGCAGTGTTTTGTGATTGTGATTTTCTTTGGAAGGTTCCGAGCCATGAACTTGTAAAATATTGTGATAGTTCTAAAGCAGTGGTTTGTGTACAGCATGATTACACACCCAAAGAGACAACGAAGATGGACGGACAAACACAAACAGTATATCCAAGAAAAAACTGGAGCAGTATGGTACTTTGGAACTGCGAACATCCTAAAAATAAAATATTAACTCCAGAATTACTGAACGAAGAGTCACCAAAATTCCTACACAGATTCAGTTGGTTAGAGGATAATGAAATAGGATCCTTGCCATTAGAATACAATTGGTTGGTAGGTTGGTACAAGGAGCCTAGGGATGGCTCGCCAAAAATACTTCACTACACAGAAGGTGGTCCATGGTTTGATGGATATCGTGACTGTGAATATGGTGACGACTGGAAAAAAGAACTAATAAATCTTTTTAGTTCGTAAAATTAAAAATATATTTTATCTATCTGATCAACATTTTCTTTCTGTTCGATCACTTCGCTGTTATTAAATCCTAGTTGAAACATGTAATCATCCATTTCGTTTTCTGAAGGCATCTCCGGGAACTGTTCATCTTTGTGTACATTCACTTCTTGTATTACATACTTGGCACGAGCGAATATGTCTGGAGCACCATTCATTATCATGATCTCTGCACCTTGAACATCTTGTTTTATCAAGTCAAACTGGGCATCCTTACCAACCAATTGATCCAAAGTTTGCATCTGTCTAATCTCATAGTCTTTGAAAATACCAAACACTGTCGAACCCTTTGTGTACGTGACCTTCTTTTTGTTTCCCTTGTTTATTTCACGTAGATACATTTTTATTTCTTTATTGTTATCGCCAAGCACAGCGATGTGACAGTTATGAGATATTTCTTTTAAATGCTTCTCATATTTTGGGCCTGCTTCTATGCAAGTGTATTCTGCGTCGGGCCATATTGATTTTACATTTTTAGTCCAGATTCCTATGTTTGCACCTATATCCAAAACTTTCGTTGGTGAGAAACTGTGTTCTGCTTTAAGTTTTTTCAAATATTCGTACATCATGCTTTGGTGTATACAATGTCTGGCCATGATTTAATTAGTATTTTAAATCCTAGAGATTTCAGATATTCCTTTATATCTTTTTTACTACTGCCATATCTTTTACTGTTACCGTTTAGTTCTATCATTAAGTATTTGACATTTTCTAAAATTCTTGCCGCACCCTTGAGTACTTCCATTTCGAGGCCTTCAACATCTATCTTAATAAAATCTACGTCCTTATATCCTAAATGATCAAGTTTGTTTATCCAGATATCACCTTTTTCTAACAACACTCTAGTGTTCTGCGTCGCCCTTTCTTTTGTTAACTTTATATGTCCGTCTTCGTTGCCCACTGCTTGGTTGTGCGATTCTATATGTGTGTACGGACTTATGTTTCTTAAAAGGCATTCATAATGTATGTTGTTAGGTTCATAACAGTCAATCTTTTTTGCATACTGTTGCATAGATAACGTCCAAGTACCGCACCATGCTCCTATATCAACTATGAGATTAAATTTTTTATCATTCTTCTTACACCAGTCTATCAATTTGTCTAGACAGGTATCCTGCATATAAGGATGACCTTTTTCACGCCATTTTTCTATCTGTGCATCGTTTGATGGCACCCATAAGCCGCCAGATAGTTGTTCTATGCTCATAGTAGACCTTTGTCCATTAATATCTCCACTGCTTTGCCGTTTTCAATTTCTTCAGGAGTGAACTGTTGATATGCCAGACTGTAAAGCCAATCCTCACAACCAACAAAATAAGGGTTTTCAATATCTGAAAGTTCTTGTCCTCCAACTTCTTTGGCAAAACTTTTTTCATCACATATTACAGGTATGCCCATGCACTGTGCTTCAACGGCCGCTATCGAACAACTGGTTACACACACCCAAGCATCTTTAAGATCCTCAGATAAAGGAACCGTTGCCTCACTTGGTCCTGATGTTCCCCTACCACGTGGTTTGTGTCGAATTCTTATTGGCCTGTCTGTGTATCTTTTAATTTGTTCTACAATGTCATTCGTCCAGTTTGGTTTATCTAAATAATTGTGTATGCCGGATGAACTAGGACATACCAATACATAACTGCCTTTGAAATCGGGTGCTTTAATTTTAATTCCAAATTTATCAAACCTATCAGACTTGCACATTTTAATATATGGTGCGTGGATTTTATTTTTACAAATACGCCAATAATGATTGTCAGGTTTTAAATTATTGTT